CTCAGTCACCGATATCAAGACTGGTCTCTCTAACGCGCTTGCCACAATCCCAGGCTTACGGGCTTACGCTCAGCAACCTGACAATGTGAACGCTCCGTTTGCTTGGCCTATGTTGGATTCAATCACGTACAACGGGGCGATGCGTGGAGGGTTAATAACAAACGTCTTTACGGTTTCGGTGGTTGTGGGTAGGTCTGCGGAACGTACAGCTCAGACTGCTTTGGATGGGTATTTGTCTTATGAGGGTGCGACTTCGGTTCGTGCTGCGTTGGAAGCGGATCGCACGTTGGGTGGAGTTGTGTCAAACCTGTTGGTTGAATCTGCTGGCAATATCGCCACGATGGACGGAAACGATGCAGTTTATTTGATGGTTGACTTCCGTGTGGTGGTGTACGTTTAGGTCTGTTGATTCATCATCCCGCTGGGGTGTATAGTTTCATTAGTAAATCTTCGAGTGCCGGAAGGCAGGAGTATTCAACATGGCAAAGCAAGTTCTCACTAACGTAGCGGTCACCTTCGGCACGGCTAACACCGACATCACAAGTTACGTCCAGTCCGTAAGTCTTAATTTGACAAAGGCTGAAGTTGCTACAACAAGTTTCGGCTCGTCTGGTGCGGTTACTCGCATCGCAGGTCTTGCAGACAACTCGATCACACTTGAGTTGCATCAGGATTACCCAACGATTGAGAAGTTGTTCTACGACGCTTGGAACGCTGGTACTGCTGTACCGATGACAGTCAAGCCAAACGGAACTGCTGCTGCATCTTCTAGCAATCCACAGTTTGCGTTTAACGTACTTCCGTTAACTTGGCAAAGCATAAACGGGGCCGTGGGCGACATTGCTACAGCCTCTATAACTTATCCCATCGACGGTGCAGTAACTAAGACTGGTTCTGGCGCGTAAGTTTTTCTAGTAACCCTTAACCCTGCGGAGGAAAAATGAAAATAGCGTTGGAAGTAACGTCATCGTTAGATCAATCAAAGCGCACCATCATTGCTGCGTTCCCAGACTTCATCGCCTTTGAACAAAAGTTCAGTAAGAGCGTTGCAAAGTTTGAGGCCGAACTAACTCTCACCGATTTAGGTTTCTTGGCTTGGCATTCTGAACATCGCACGAAACGTACTGGTTTAGATTTTGATTCGTGGATTAACGAGATTGAGGCTTTGGAGTTGGGTAACCAGGCTGATGCCGTGATTGTCCCTTTGGAGATCAGTCAGCCCATTGGATGATTGCGTTCCTGTCCGTAGAGACAGGTATATCGCCCTCCTCTTTGCTGGCAGAAGACCCTCGAATGTTGTTCACGATGTTTGCTTATTTGCGTTGGAGAGCAATTCATCTAAACAGGTAGTCTTGTTGTATGGCGCAAGCATTTGGTAGTGGAGGTCAAGTCACCATTACAGGTGGCAATCAACCGATTCAGATTGTTGGTATCGCAAAATTCTTACGTGATGCTGCGAAGGCTGACGCCAATTTCAATGTTGAAATGCGCAAAGCAGCTCGTCAAGTTGCAGCCAACCTAGTAATTAAGGCCAAGGATGAGGCTGCAACGGTAACTCGTTCTCGTCAGGCGATTCAGGTGATGAGGGGAATGAAGGCAAGGTCTGACCGTATTCCAACTGTTTCTCTTAGCGAAAAATCCCCATTCATTTCTAAATCAAATCCGAACAAGTACCGTAAACGTCCAGTCACTAGAGGTGATGTATTCTTTGGTGCTGAGTTTGGTGGTGGGGCTACGCCAAGAACTAAACAATTCTTGAGGCATCGTGGTCGTTCCGGTTATTTCTTTTGGCCTACCGTCCGTAAGGAAAAAGATAACATCGCTAGGGAATATCTGGACGCTATTGATCGAGTCTTAGCCAAGTTGGCTGATGATAAGGCGGCTATTGCTAAAGCTCGTGCTATTGCTGGTGGTGTTTGGAATCAGACCAGTAGTGGAATGGTTTTCGTCAAAGACTGACAATCAAGATAATGCTTGACTTGGGCTGAGTTTCCTGTACCCTTCTAGGAGGAGGGGTTATGGCTGTTTTGTTTAAGAATGTGAAGTCTATTTATCCGAAGCCGTTGGCTTCGTCTTGGGAGCAGTTGAAAGAGCTGTTGTCATTCCATGAAGAGAACACCGAGAAGGTTGCGGGTGCGTTGTGGTCTCCAGTTGAGTATGACCCTGGCACCACTAGAGGCAACCGTAACGTGCGCTTTGTTGAAGCCCTTGTGGTGGACATGGACAGCGAAGCCTTTGATGATGCTCGACTAGATGGTTTGGAATGGTTTGCCTATTCCACGTATTCGCATCGCTTGGATGATCCTCACTATCACCTAGTGTTGCCGTTAGCGGAGAAGGTGCCTGCGTCGTTGTGGCGGGTTGTGTGGGCTGAGTTGCATGAGCGAATCAACCTTCGTGGTGATGAGGCAACTAAAGACCCTGCACGTATTTTCTATCTACCTCAACACGCACCTGATGCAATCTTTGAGTTCCATGAGGGTCATGGTGCGTTACTTGATTCGTCGTTTACGCTTGATGTTGAACCTGTCATCAATCCTGTATCTCCTCGCTCGAAGCAGGTTCGTCAACCTCGTCAGCGTCGTGCTGGTGCAGAGGTTATGTCTGAGGCTTGGTGGAATGCTCCTGTAGATATTTCTCGTTGGGATGGCCTGACAGGTGAAGCTCTTTATACAGCTATGTTGGTTGAGTTCAGGGCTTTGCGGAATGGGCTATCGGTTATTGAGTAGAATCGGCGTATGGCTGGTGCGCGGACGTTCGTTATTAAATTTATTTCTGATACAGCTTCAGCCATTTCAGGGATTAACGGGGTTGGAACAAGTGTCAACAAATTAGGGAAAACTGTTAGCGGTGCTATACCTGGTTACGGCAAATTAGCGGTTGCTGGTGTTGCAGCATTTGGTGCTGTTGCAGCGGTAGCCACTCAAGCTGTTAGAGCTGCGATGGAAGATCAGAAGTCACAAGCTGAATTGCAACGCCAGTTGGAAAAAACCTTTGGCGCTAATGAGTTGTTGATTGCTTCGGCTGAAAGATATGTGTCGGTGACACAACTTCGCACCGGAACATCGGATAATGAACTTCGTTCATCGTTGGGTTTATTGATCCGATATACGGGTGACCTGACTCAATCTCAAAATTTGCTTAATCTTGCTCAAGATATTTCTGCTGCTACAGGTAAAGACCTTGCTTCTGTATCAGAAGCCTTAGCTAAAGGCAGCCAAGGCAACATCATTGCTTTAACAAAACTTGGTATCCCACTTGATGAGAACACCAAAAAGTCTAAAGACTTTGGAAAGGTTATTGGGATATTGAACGACCAGTTTGGTGGTGCTGCGGAAACCGCTGCTAATACATTCGCTGGAAAGTTAAAAATTTTGCAAGGACAATTCGGTGAAATTATTGAAACGGTTGGTGCAGCCCTACTCCCATACTTAGACAAATTTGCAACCTTCCTAGTCAAGACCGTTGCTCCAGCTGTCGAACGGATCACCTTTGTTATTGGTAAGTATGGTCTTGCAGCAGGATTCCAGCAACTTGTTTTTGAGTCTGGCAAAGCTGGCCCAGCAATCATTGGTATAGTTCGGAATATCACGATTGCGTTTGCAACTCTTGCCAATGTCATCTATAAAGTGGTACAACTTCAGGTCGCACAATATAAGTTTCTTACTCGTGACTTTGGTGGTGCGCTTGATGCTCTAAAAAATGCGACTAGAGACCTCATTGATGTTGACGCACTAAAAAGTGCATTTGACAAAGTTGCTTTTGGTTTTAATTACGCCGAATCAACTGCCCTTGATTTGGCAGCATCGCTTGATGGTCTTGGATATAAAATAGTTAAAGTCAAAAAATCAACAAATGAATTTGATGAAGATGGTTTAGGTAAAGTCACTAAGACTTTGAAGAAGGCCACCGAAAAGTTGGATGAATACAACAAGAGTTTGGGTGTGTCTGAACGTCTTCAGGATAAGTTGACGAAGGCTGGGAAGTCTGAGGAGAAGTCGTTGTCTTCGTTGACTGATGCTAATGACAGGTTGGCTGATGCTAAGGCTAAGTTGGCTCAGATTGAGCGTGGGTTTGGTGCTGGTTCGCCGGAGGCTTTGGCTGCGCAGGCTGAGTTGGCTAAGGCTCAGCGTGCGCAGGAGCGGGCATCGTATGCGGTTGAGGAGGCTATCTATTCGGTGGCTGATGCTGAGAAGAATTTGGCTGATGTTCGTAAAGACCCTGAGTCTTCGCCGATGGATGTTCGTCGAGCAGAGCTGGATTTGGCTGAGGCAAAGTTGAGCGTCACGGATGCTATTGATTCTCAGATTGATTCGACAAGGGAGTTGAACGATCAGCAGAAGTTGTTGAATGAAACTATTTTTGGTGCAACAGTTGGTTCAATTCTTTACGATGAGGCGTTGAAAGATGTGACTGATGCGTTCAATGACCAGGTGTCAGCGTTTGAGGATTGGGAAGAAGCAGTCACTAACACGAAGATTGCTCAGGATGAGTTCAATAAGTCGTTGCAGGAAACGATTGATTTGATTTTGAAATATCCGAAGGTTTTGAGTGGGATGCCTACGTTTGAGGGTTTGTTGCCTCCACCATCTAAGGGCGCAAGGTTTAATTCGTTCATGGATGCTGTTGCAGCGTTGCATCCGAATAGCGAAACATTAAAATCGGCGACTCCTTTTGCTGACTCTAAAGCGAAGTTCCCTAAGTTGTTTGCTGATTTCGAGGCTGGGAAATTGATTGCGATGGCTAAGGGTGGGTTGGTCAAAAATCCTATGGCAGCTCTAATTGGTGAGGCTGGGCCAGAGCTTGTTATCCCGTTGAAAGATTTGAATGGTTTGGGTGGTCAGACTGTGAATATTATTATCAACTCTGCGATTGCTGAGCAGGGTTTGCCTGCGAAGGTGGTTGAGGCGTTGCAACAGTACAACCGTTCTGTGGGCAAGATTCCTGTAAGGACTAATTAGTTGTGGCTGTTGTTGTTCCTAACTGTGGGACTTATATCGTTGAGATGGACTTTGGTTCTTCTACGAATCAGTTTGTGTTGGATTCGGCTACGGCTGGTGTGTTGGATTCAACCGAGTATTTTCTTGATGGAACCACAGATTTTCAGGATGTGACTGAATATGTTAAGCAGGTGTCTATCAATCGTGGGAGGCAGAACAAGTTTCGTGACCCTACGGGTCAGCCTTCAACAGCGGTCATTCAGATTGAGGATTCGGATTACAGTTTCAGCTTGGTCAATACTGCCTCGCCATATTGGAACTCTACAAAGAATCGTTTGGGGTTTGAGTTGAACTCTGGTGTTCGCATCAGCCGGAACGGAACCTATCTGTTCACTGGAGTCATCACTCAATATGACCAGCGTATTGAGAACCCCAACAGGTCACTTGTGACGGTCAACTGTTCTGATGAGTTGTTTGGGTTGAACAACTCTAAGACCACTTTTTTTACTGCCACAGCAGAACGCTCTGACACTCGTATCGATACCGTGCTGACGAACGCTGGTGTGTTTTCTAAAGATGGTCAACGCATCCTTGAAACTGGTGTAGCAAATCTTGGTACTGCACCTGTAGACGAAACCGCTTCGGTGTTGGAATATATTTTGCGCATCAACAACTCTGAGCAGGGAAGGGTTTGGGTTGATGGTTCAGGGAACTTCCATTTTGACCGTCGCCTTGTAGGTGAACTGCAATCTATTGACGCGACCCTTGCCGATACAGGTGGCACAGCAATCCCATTCACGACCTTTGACATTGTGAACAACTGATGCCATTCGCAGTAACCAACCAAACTATCGGTGCAGCGGGAACACTTGAAGATTCCTTTGTTGCTCCTACCTCTTCACGACCTAACCAGTTCACCCCGCTAAACCCTTCAGTCGTGAACGTGGTGAACGTCGCTATCGCCCCAGCAGCACCAACAGCAGGCAACCTTGCCACAACTATCGAATACGCCCAGGGGATAGTTTCTGAATCGGTAGCAGAATATGGCACACAGGAAACACCAGTTGTTATCACACTTTTAGCCACTCTTGCAGATGCTGCTTTGCTTGCAGAATTTCTAATTCGTGATGCACCCGCGTTCTGGTTCGGGAACATTCAAGTCATCATGAACGGCTTGACCGATGCACAACGAACCACCATCGGTTCACTTGACATCGGGTCACAAATCTCGGTCACGAAATCATTCCCGAACTCCACCCCATCGACGGTGACACAAATCATGGCACTCGAAGGGATGACCCATGACATCAGCCCAGACCGTCACATCGTCACCCTGTACACCAACCCCGCCCGTATCTACACCTTGTTTATTTTGAACACCGACACGTTGGATGACGACACTAAGGGTTTGGGCTAGAGTAGGAGACACTATGGCAGTCAGACCAACATTTGCACCTGGCGACACGCTCACCAGTAACAACATGAATATCCTTGCGAATTCGCTTATCACGGTTAACGCTCAGACTGGTACCGCTTACACGCCTGGTACCGCACAGGTTGGACAGTTAACGACGATTAACAATGCAGCAGCGATTTCAATCACTATCCCTGCGAACGCAACTACCGCGTTCGCTATTGGTGACCAACTTAACTTCATGTTGCTTGGTACAGGTACAGCAACTTTTGCTGCGGGTGGTACAGCTGTGATTCGTTCTGCTGGAAGCAAACTTAAACTCACAACTCAATACTCTGTTTGTACCGTACTCAAGTGGGATACCGACGCTTGGGTGATGGTCGGCAACGTAACCGCGTAACGCCATGCAAATTTTGGCTGGAGTGGGTGCGGGTGCAAATCCACCTTCAGCTGTCGAGTATCTAGTTATCGCTGGCGGTGGTGGCGGTGGCGGTTACGCAGGTGGTGCTGGTGGCGGTGCAGGCGGTTATCGGTCTAGTGCATCTTTTGCGGTTGCATCTGGAACAGCACTAACAGTTACCGTCGGCAGTGGTGGTGCTAGGGCTGCATCGGCATCAGGTGCCGATACTGGTGCAGGTTCGGTTGGAAGTAGCTCTGTTTTTTCATCTATCACTTCAAACGGAGGCGGCGGTGGTGGCGATAACGCAGCCGCTGGTAGCGGTGGGTCGGGCGGTGGCGGTGGCGGTTACGCGGCATTCCTAACTGGTGGTGCAGGAAACACACCATCTACATCCCCATCGCAAGGAAATAACGGTGGCACAGGTTCAACAGATAGCACCACATATCGCGCTGGTGCTGGTGGCGGTGGTGCTACCGCAGTAGGCGGGAATGCAAGCGCAGCAGCGGGAGGCACGGGAGGCAATGGTGGCACAGGCA